GTCGTGTTGTACGCGCCAGTGAACTTCGGCACGCTGTTTACCAGCGCAGTCGAGATGGTCTCGGCACCGGCTGCCATACGGGCCATGGCCGGCTCAAGGATTTGCTCCTCGAAGTTGTTCAGCAACATCGCGCGCTCGACCGAGGTGAAGTTGATATCGACACCAATCTGCTGGTTGACCAGCAAGGTGGCGAATCGCTGCACCGAGTTCTGCGCGTTCATCTGCGGGCCAGTACGCAACGTGTACTGGAAGGGCAGACGGATCGAGAGCTGCTGACCGAGGATCACACCGTTGATCGGTCCAGGCAGCAAGCTCTGGTAGTCACGGTTCGTGCGACCCGTGAAGTTGCTCTTGGCGTGCAGCAAGACCAGTGCCTTGCGTGCTACCCACTGAGCAGTGATTAGAGAGTTGGCCATGTTGGGTTATAACCTTCCGTTTTTACTCAAGGCCCCGCGCCTTCCGTGAGGCGGCGCGTGCGACCTGTTTTCTCTCCCTGTGCCGTTTCGCGAAGTCGTCCATACTCAAGTTTGGATCGGTCTCTTCGCGCTCGGTCGGTCGTCCAGCGGCCCTGGTGGGCGTAGGCGGCGGGGGAGCTTGTGTGAGGGACTTCTGTTTGGCGGGTTTGGCGCCGCCTGCAGGCTGCTGACCTTTGTCTGGCTGTGTAGTAGTGGCTGCCGCTACCGCCTTCGCCGCTTCGATCTTCGCTTCGAGCTTGCCAAGCTCCTTCAGCTGTTGAGCTGTGGTCTGCTTCGCTACTCGAACAGCGTAGGTCGGGTCCTGTCCGAAAGCGTAGAGAATGTCGGCTGCGTACTCAGACTGAGCAACAGCCAACGAAGCCTCTGGTGTCAACTGGTTCGCAATCAACACTGGGTTCTTGTTCACTACCTTGTCGAAGTCAGGATGAGTCTTTGAAAACTCAGCGACTTTGGCGTTCACTTCAGCTTCGAGCTTCGCAACAGCAGTCTTCCCGGTTATATTGTTTACTATAGCCGTGGCTTCCGCCTTCGCCTGCTGTTTGATCCACTTCTGCGTCTTCACGCGGAGTTTGTCGGTATCGAAGTTGACATCCGGGTCCGATAGGTCGGGCATCGGTTCATCTTCGACCGGAGGAGCTTCGGCCTCAGTCTTCGTAGGAGCGCTGGTACCGTTGCCAGCCTTTACACGCGCTAATTCGGCTAGCGCCTCCTTCAAAGCGGAGTCCTTCAGCTGTCCATACTCCTTGTAGCCTTCCGTCAGGTCTAACAATTCCTGTATGCGCTCCGCAGCAGAGCCTTTCTTCGGAGCCTGACGTGCAGCCTGCGCCTCTTCGCCGGCATGCTCATCATTCTCTCCAGAAGCCTCTGATTCGCCGCTGCGTTCGGCGGATGCGGTGGACGAGTCCGCGTTGTCGTCCGAAGTCCCATCACCAGTTCCGGTCTGGTCACCCGATTCAACTTCGTCGCCTGATGGGTCGTCGGCGGAGTTGTTACCGGCGTTCGCTGCCGGTGTAGCGTCTGTTTTGCCGGCTGCGAGGGCGGCCACAGCAGCGGGGTCCGCTGCCTTGGCCGGCGTCGCGCCTTTCATTACGTGTGCCAGCGAGTCGGCAACCTGCGTCTGCGGCTGCTTTTCGTAAGCGGTCAAGTCATCCCGAGAAAAAGCCATGTTTGAGTCTCCAAAATACACGGCGATATCGCTGCCGCGAGGCGGTCTCACCAGACGTCAACCTACCGCTTTTACGCGGCTTTCTTTTTTGGCTTGGCCGCTGCCAATGCCTTCGCTTGCTCCAACTTCTTGGCGTGCAATTCGTCCGTATGCTTCAGCTTCTGCTGGTGCAGTTCGTGCGCGCGGGCCATGGCACGGGTGTGCTTCTGTTCCTCTCGCGCCATGTCAGCTGCGTGCGCCTGCATCTGCTGGCCCAAATCAACTTGGTGCTGCTGCCCTTGCTGCATTATGTCCTGCTGGTGCTGCTGGTCCTGCTGCTGCAAGTCCTGCTGTCCCTGCTGTTGCTGTTGCTGCAAGTCTGCGCTGGCTGCCTGTTGCTCTGCCTGCGCGGCGGCTGCGTCGTTGCCCATCTCGTGGGCTATCTTCAAGTTCCCGAGGTGAGCGCCTGCCGTCTTGTAGATCAGGTGCTGCGCCTCGATTGGGTTGGTCTGCGCGCGGCCTTCTGTGTTGACCGCTCGCGCCGCCATGTCCCGCACCTTGGCCTGAAGCAGCGACTGTTCCAACTGTTTGGTTGGATCATTCGGTTTCGGCGGCAAGGTCTTCTTCTCCTCTTCGGTCGGCTGGATTATCTGCTGCCAGATGAGCGGGATACGCAACCGACGTGCCATCTCCTGGGCGTCCGGCGAGTCAATGTTCTTGACCAACAAGTCCGGAGCGAACTGTGCGACTTGCGGCATCACTTCCGCGGCGTCTATCAACGTGGCCAGAGCTTCCTGACGAGCCGTCTGGTAGTTCGGACCAATGGTGACCGTGACGTTGTAGGTTCCCTTCCGCAGATCGTTCATCACCGTGTCATCGTCCATGACTTGGTTGATGCCGACCAACTGCTCCATGCCGTCCTGACCGATAATCTGCTCAACACGCTCCGAGTCGTACACCTTCGGTATCATGTCAATGAACATTTCCCAGGTCAGCTGCAGGGCTGCGCCGAATCCATCCACAAACTCGTAGCTTCCCAGGTCCGAGCGCTTCGTGTGTTGCACGAGTGCCTTCCCTGAGACTCGATTCATGTCATCTGCGTTGCCCAGCGCCGGGTCGTAGTACCCAATGGTGGCCTGGATGTCCTGAATCGCCATCTGCGCGAGCGCTACAGCGCCTTGCGGCAAGTCCAGAGGCTCTACCCTGAACGGCATGCCGCCGTTGGGCGCCTTCGGGTCGATGTTATAGGGCAAGTACGGCCTGGACTGTACGTTGGCCTGTGCCCACTCGTTTTGGAAGCCCTTGATCATGGTCTCCGTGACCAAATACGGGGCTTTAGGTATCAACGCGCTGCGTTCTATCATGTCAGAGGCGCGAGAGTTGTAGCTGCGCTGCGCATCCTTAGCGTGGCGGACCAAAGACTGGAATTTCTTGCGGCCTTCGATGTTTATATAACGACCTGGGCAGCGCACGACCGGAATTCTCTTCCAATCGTACACGTACGGGCCATCCAACACGTTGGAACCATCGCACTTGACCCACAAAACCTGCCATTTGACGGTCTTGCGGACTTTGCGCTTGCCATTCTTGTACTTCGCGACACGAATCACGCCGTGCGTCTCGGCAGTGATAGGCGTTCCAGGCGTTTTGGCTGCCGGGTTCGCGTCAAACGTGTCCTCAACAGACTTCAGCTGCGCGTCGTAGTCGCGAACGCTGCCGTCTGTCATCTGCGCGATCCACTTCTCTGTTGGGACGCGCTCGTAGTACTCCGCTATCCGGACTTCCTTGTCAGTAAACCAGCCGTATGAGTCGCGAGACACATTGAAGCTGACACCGTTCTCATCCTTGTAGAGCGCGTGGTAGATGTCTTCGGCGATACGCTCAGCCACGATGCACTTGTTGGCATCGCCGCCGCAGGCGTCCGCGCATTCCGGGTCCCAGACAACCGTCTGGGGGTTCGCGATGTTGATTACACGCAGAACCTGATCGAAAGCCCCGTCACCGTCATCGGCCATGTAGACGGGCATGATACGCCAAGCGCCGTAGCCACCGGCCACGGCAAACTTGTACTGTTCTTTGTAAATCTGTTCGGCTCGGGACAGCTGCTCGATGGAGCGGCATAGCCCGGCGTAAATCTCAGCGACAGCAGTAGACGCCTGACCAGAAGCCGGCCTCACCTTACCAGCCGGCTTCGTTTGTCTCATGTCAGCGACGACGATGTTGACCGGCCCTATGCACCGGTTGAAGGTGTAACAGGGCTTACCGCGCCTGTTCTGCAACACGACTGGGTCCCACTGCCCCATGGCTTCTGCGTTGTAGATGAAGTTCAAATCTTCCGAATGCATGCGGCGGTTCTCTTCAAACGCGCCCACACCTTCGTCATAGAACGTCCGAATACGGGGCATCAGTGACCCGTTCTTGTTGACGTCCTCGAATCCAGGCAGGTTGGAAATCGGGCCGGGCGGTCTAAAGCCCGGCACGTCTCCAACTAGATCCCAGTTGTCGCCGCTGTTCGTGCTCACGTTGGCATTTCATCCACGATGGCGCGCTGGCCATCTCCAACAAACACACCCGTCCAAGTATTGGCTGGGATGTACTGAGGTTGGCCTTCGGGCTTCCAGATGAGGTGGGGCTTCTTCCCCTCCTTACCGGCGTTCTCGTCAACCAACTTCTGATAGCGGATGCGCAGCTGATTGCGCAAGGCGCTGTTCTTGAAGTCAACGTGCTCGACTTTTCCCTTCCGCTCAACGACCAGATTCTTCAGGCCCGCGGTGATGTACACCGTGTAGGTGCCGAGCTTGACGTGCGATCCGTCAGCCTCCACCTTGCGCTGGTCTTCGTCCTGCTTACAGTCATCCGGATCGAACTTCCACTCTTCGCCCTTGATGACAGTGCCGCCGTCGCCTTCCTTGCCAGTGCGCGCAATCTTGTGCGCTGACTGGTTTCTCAGGCGTAGGCCCTCCAAGTGTTTCAACTTCAACGTAACGCTCATACCTCACCTTTTGGCTGTTTCAAAGAAATCGTTCATCAGCCGCTCCACACTGCTTGAGGGGTCCAGTTGAACCAAGGCACTTCGCCGGCTGTACCAGCTGGCGGAACTTCTGCTATGGCTCTACCGCTGACCACGTTGTATCGAGTAGCATCCATCAAGTGATCGTTCTTCTTGATGATGTTGCCTTTCTCGTCACGACGATACAGCCGGATCTCGTTTCTCCAATTGCGCAGCGTGTTGAAAACGCGCAGCTGCCGTGTGGAGAGCATGTCCCAGGTCTTCGTCAAACCTGTCACGACGGCGTTGTCTGCCATCGTTACGTTCAAACCTAGCTCCACGTAGGCTTCCAACAGCAGCTTGCCGTCGAGCCCGCGTATGCCCTGCGCGGCTGGGTCGATCACGCCCGGCATCCAGCGGCCTTTATCCGCTATGCCGCCGCCGCTGATCTTGTTGATTGCCGCGACGTGTACCGAGGGGTCCGCTAGACCTTTGTAGTACTCCGCGTACGCCACAGCGCCGCCATTGTCGATGTCCCAGGCAAACCATATGGCCGCCGTGCAGTTCCAGCCTGGGTCTAGCCCGTAGGATCTCGGCCAGTGGTCCGGAATCGGAAACGGATCAACCAACATCTGCTGTTCTGGAATGGGGTAGATTGCTCCAGCGCCCATTCCTGGGATACCTGACTTACGAGAGGCGCGCTGCCAGGGCGGTACGCCTCCCAGGATAGTCTTCTTCTGATGTTCGGACAGATGGGGTACATCGTCCATGTCCAACATGACACAGACTTTAGCCATTGGCTTCCCCCGTCTCTTCCCAAGCGTCCTTCGGCTTCTCGATATCCGGGTCCGGGTTCAGCTCGGGCATATACTGCAACATCAGATCCGAGATACCCAACAATGGGGTCTCGGTGAGAATCAGACGTCCGTTAGTGGTCATTATACGCATAAGACATTCTGCGTATATCTCAAGGTCCGGTTCTTCGTCCAGATGGATGTGATGCTGGGCCGTACCCTGAAATGCAACACGCCCTTGGTCATAGGACTTGAACTGGACCGACGACACGCCACCTGTTGGCACATGCCGTACATAGACTGTCTCGAACGCATCCGCCAGACCATGTTTGACGGTCGGGCGGATGATCAAATCGCCTGGAATCATCCCGGTACCGAACGCCGCGGCATCGCCATGCTTGCCGCAGAGCTTGTCCTGCAAGATGTCGCGGGTGTTCTTAGCGGTGTCTGTGGCTACCCACATGTCAACCGCGTGAGGCCAGCGAATCCCTTCCCACCAGTCCGGATACTGCCCCGTCAAATGCAGGGTGTCCTCGTAACACCCGCAAAGCGTCTTCCCAGTTCGGTTGCCACCGAATAGCGCGCGCTCCTCGTACGTTACCCCGAGGCGGAAAAACTGCATCTGCTTGTGGTAAGCGTCCCGTATGTCTGGGGTGCTAAACCAAGTCGAGATTTGATTGTGTTCGATCCGGCGGAGTTGGGTCTCCACCGTCTCCAACAACTTCATCTTGTCCTGTCTCCCCATCAACTTCAAACTCTGCGTCAACAACAGGAGCTGGGAGGCGGATTTGGTGTCCGAGCTGTTCGAGCCTTGCAAGTCCTTGAGCGAGTCGGGTGTTGAGTTGGTCATCTGTCAACTTCTGTGATACGTTAAGATCAACTTTCAAGCGCTCGTTGTACTTCTCGATGTTGCCAGACATTACGCGCTGCAGCAGCCGGGAATCCCCGGCGAGCGCGCCACTGATGGCTTGTCGGTCTACTTGGCGCCACGCTAGTTCTTCGGCCTTCTCCATATCGGAGCGGAATTCCGGGTTCTCCTCCAACTCCTTCTCGTAGTGGTAGTTCGAGACCCCAATCCCCTTCATCGCCTGGGCAAGATCGCCCGTGTTGATGTAAAGCCGCATCAACGCAACACGTTTGTCGTCTGTCCACTCAAACTCTTCGCTCAGCGACGCCGTGCGCGAGAGCCCGTTGTCTATCTCCAGCTGATGCACCGCGTCGCGGAACACCTTGTCATAACTCAGGCGCCCCAGGAATTCGGCTTCGTGCCGGCCACACTCTTTGGCGGCAAGGGCGAAGCTTTTGAGCTTGGCGTACTCCGTGAGGAACTTTCGCTCCAGTGGATCAGGCTCCGCAGCGCGAGACAGAGAGGGAGCAGTGCCAGCACTAACAACGCCAGGAGTACGAACAGGCTGAGCGTAAGGCTTGAGCTTACCCTCGTACTCTTTGTTGCCCTTGGCGCCGATGGTAACCCGTCCATCTCGTGTCCGGTGACAATCAACACACATACGCGGGTTGGTCACGTACCGCGGCGCCATGTGGCCCCAGCGGCATGACTCGCCCACGTAGAAGAACGTCCAGCCCCGCGCCGCGGCCTCATCCTTCGAGACCATGCGCGTGGGCATGTGGTTGTACATGTCCGGTTTGCCGTCACGCAGGGGCGCGACGGTGACCGGATCTATGTCTGGCCAACTAGCCACGTTGCCAGCTTTCTCCACCCGACATGAAGTTGCCGTTGCGGTCGTAACCCGCGCTCTGCTGCCAGAGCAGCGCGTCACTCAACGACTCTTCCGGGTCTATGCTGTAGATAGCGCTCTGCCACACGAAGGCGAGGTCCCCGATACCCTGGAAGCCCTGGATACGGTCGAAGTCAACAACCGTGACGTTGCGGAAAGAGAATTCAACAACGTCTCCAGACTTCACTTGCATCGGCTGGATCAATCCAGTCTCATCCCCGTCCTCGAAATACAGCGTCCGACCAAGCTGGCCTTCCATCTGTTTAAACGCCACCTTCTGCCGCTGGCGCCGGCCATAGCCAACACCAATGACAACACCCTTCTGGATCTCGACGCCGGGTGTCAGCAATACGGGATGCACGTAGGGCATCGGTTTTACGAGTACACGGTCCCGCAGGACGTGCACCCGGTCGCGTACGTCTTCAAGCTCCGGAGGAAGATTC